CAAAAGAACCCATGATCCCAAAGTCTAGGTTTGATGAGGTTTTAGCAAAACAAAAAGCGCTAGCTAAGAAATTAGAAGAAGCTACTAACCCGATTGAGAATATTTCAGAAGCCCCAACGTATGATTTTGATACTAAAGAAGTTGAGTATCAAGAACATATTTTAAATGGTAGAACGCAAGATGCAGCAAAACTAAGAGCAGATATAAGAAGTGCTGAACGTAAGTCTATGATGTTTGAAATGCAAAATCAGATGGGTAAAACTGTTGAACAAAGTACAGAAGTTATGGCCCTTCAGACTAAAGCAGCCGAGCTAGCAACAAAATACCCTGAGTTAAATGAAACGCATGCAAGTTTTGATGAAGTTAAAACGCAAGAAGTTTTAGATTTACGAGATGCTTTTATGGTACAGGGTTTTTCTGGTGCAGACGCATTAGATAAAGCTAGTAAATATGTTATGGGTTCTCCTGTAGCAGCACCAACAGCTCCTAAGGTAGACCCACAAATTGCACAAAAGAAAAAAGTAGCTAATACTACGAAAAAATTACAAGCCGCAGAATCACAACCACCTGCTTTAAAAGGAAAGAACAAAGTTGAGAAAAAAGTAGATGTGGATTTGCTATCTTCTGATGAATTTAATGCTTTACCTGATGAAACTTTACGTAGAATGCGTGGAGATTTCGGATAAACTGTGGTATAAATTAGATAAGTTCGTCCGTCAATACGATAATTGACCAGGGTCGTTCCTGTAAAAAATCGTTTTCGCCCGTCATGGCGTTAAACTGACCGGATTCGTACCCGTAACTTACGAGAGCGTTTCCCGCACGATAGTGGGTATACGGATAAAAGTCGCTCCAAAAGTCGACTGGTTATTAAACTTTAATGATAAGGAGATATTATCATGGCAAATACTAACTTTGCTTCTCTAACCAGTGAACAATTAACGATCTGGTCTAGAGATTTTTGGCGTGTTGCAAGAAATATGTCTTTCATTAACCAATTCGCAGGTAGCGGATCTAACGCAATGGTTCAGAGAATATCTGAGCTTACTCAATCAGAAAAAGGAGCTAGAGCTGTATTAACACTTTTAGCCGATATGACTGGTGATGGTATCGTTGGTGACAATACTTTAGAAGGTAATGAAGAGGCACTAAGAGCTTACGACATAGTTGTACAACTTGATCAATTAAGATTCGCGAACAGACTATCTGGTAGATTGGCTGATCAAAAATCTGTTGTGAACTTTAGGGAACATTCAAGAGACGCACTTGCTTACGCAATGGCTGACAGAATGGACCAATTAGCATTCTTAACTCTAAGTGGAGTAGGCTATAGCCTTAAAAACAATGGCGCATTAAGACCTGTAATGAACTCAGGACAAAACCTTAATGATCTAGCGTTTGGATCGGATATAACAGCCCCAACTTCTAATAGACATAGAAGATTCGATGCCACTAATGGTATTGTAGCTGGTGATGTTACTGCAGTTGCTGCAGCTGACAAACTTAGCTATGGTGCTCTTGTTGACTTAAAAGCTTACGCTAAAGACAACTACATTAGAGGTTTAAGAGGAGCTGGAAATGACGAGACGTATCACTTGTTTGTGACACCTCAAGTTATGGCTGACCTAAAACTTGATTCAGACTTCCTTGCTAACGTAAGACAAGCTGGAGTAAGAGGACCAGGTTCAAGCTTATTCGCAGGTTCTTCAAGCCTAATGGTTGACGGTATTATGATCCACGAGTTCAGACATGTGTTTAACACAAACGGAGCTACTACTGGAACATCATCAAATGCTGGTTCAGCTGGATACAAATGGGGAGCTGACGCTAATGTCAATGGTTCTGCATGTATCTTTGCAGGTGCACAAGCACTAGCGATGGCTGACATCGGTGTGCCAGAAATAGTTGAAGACACATTTGACTATGGCAACCAAAATGGTATTTCAATAGGTAAGATATTCGGTCTTAAGAAGCCAGTTTATCATTCAGACGTTTCTGGTCAGAATGAAGACTTCGGTGTAATAAGATTAGATGTAGCTTATTAATTGTGGTATATTTTATAGGTGGCTGTAATGGCCACCTATATTTAAGGAGAGAATTATGTGGATAATAGCGAATGAAGACAAGTATGTAGCTTCAACATGGGGCGCAGTTGTTAGATTAACAGCTGGAGAACCTAAAGAAGTAGGAACAGAACTAGGTATACTATGTTTACAGAATGGATGCACGGAAGTAAAAGACGGAATACAAACGGCTAAAGCAGCCCCCGTCATAGAAGAAGCGGTAGAGATTTTAGAGAAAGTAATAGAAGAAACTACACCTTCAATAAATTTAGAAGACATGACTAAAGTGCAACTAGAAGAACACGGGCGCACCTTAGGAATCGAACTTGATAGACGTAAAAAGAAATCAGATTTAATTGCAGAAATAGAAACTGCACAAAGTTAAAAGGATGAATTATGGCAGGGACACTGACAGGCACTAACTTATTAAGCAGAATTAAAGATACATTACAGGACACTACTAGCGTTAGATGGCCTGAAGCTGAATTAATTAGGTACATAAATGATGCGCAAAGAGAAATTGTAAATTTCAGGCCAGAATCTTCGGCCACTACAGCTAGTGTACAGCTCACTACAGGTACAAAACAAACTTTACCTAGCGCAGGGTTAAGGTTAATTAAAATAGTAAGAAACATGTCCGCAGCGGGCGGAAGTGCTACAGGTAAAAGAGCAATAAGAATTGTTAACCCCGATATTTTAAATACCCAAGAACCAGATTGGCACGACCCAACTGTATCCGGAGATGCAGCTCATACTACTATAGTTAAACATTATATGTTTGATGAAGATGACCCAAGAAACTATTATGTTTATCCAGGTGTAGCAGGTAACGCCTATGTAGAAGTTGTTTATTCGGCTTCCCCAACAGATTTATCGTCTGCAAGTTCTACTATTGGAGTAGATGATATATATGCAAACGCAATTATAGATTTTGTTTTATTTAAAGCATATATGAAAGATGCAGAATACGCAGGTAACTCACAAAGAGCTTCTAATCATTATCAGTTATTTACAGCTAGCATAGGACAAGGAAATCAAGCTCAAACCTTACTAGACCCAAACAATGATATGGTTTCTAACATAGGCGCTGTTCCAAAAGTAATGCAACAGCAAGGTAGGTAAATGTGGCCGCCTACTCTTCTTTAGTAAAAGAAGTCTTACCTTACGTACCTTTATGCCCAGACTCTTTAGTTGAACAAAACATAAGAGCAGCAGCAATAGAGTTCTGCGAAAGATCAAAAGCTTATATACTCGACATGGACCCGTTTAATACCATTACGGGGGTTTATGAGTACGATTTTGATGTTCCTACTGGCACAGAAGTACATCAAGTTTTATATATGACCCATGACGGTAAAGACATGGATCCAATAAGTCCGCGTAGTTTAGAACTTAACTACCCAGATTGGAGAGATAGAACAGGTAATCCACATGTTTATTTACAAAAGTCACCTAGTTTATTTTGGGTAGTACCAGTAGCTAGTGGTTCTAAACAAATTATTGCAAGTGTCGCACTTAAACCTAGTAGAACTTCAAATAACATAGATACTACTATATCTAATCAATACAGAGACGCTATTATATATGGTGCTTTATATAGACTACTTCGCATGCCAAGCAGAGAGTGGTCTGATGTACCTGCAGCCCAAGAATATTTATACCAGTTTAATTTAGAAGTAAGACAAGCAGAACTAAGAGCTAGAGGCGGAGACCTTGGCGTAAAAAGAACAGTAAAGTACAAAGGAATAGGACTACCAAGGAGACGGTATGGAAAGTACGGAAAGGAGATCGACTACTGAGTTACCAGTTTACACGGACATACGTAAGTGTTGGAATGTAGTTAAAACCGGAATAGTCGATATATTAAAAGAAAATCCTTTATTATCTTTTATTCCTGAAGATGTTTATAGCGAGTGTGTAAACGAAAGAGCCTTTCTTTACACTTCTTCTGTAGGTTTTTTAATACTAACTACCGAGGTAGATCAGTTTACAAAAGACAAGACATTACTGCTATGGATAGCGTATACTTATGATAAAGGGGGCCACAATTGGTTGGCTCATGATGAATGGTTTAACGGCTTAGCAAAGGAAGCAGGTTGTAAGTATCTCGAAGCGAGATCACGAGTTCCAGAAATGGAGTCGTACACAAAGCAAATAGGCTGGGAGTTAGACACACGAATTTATAGGAAAAATGTTAAATGAGTAGTAAACCTAAACAGTCTGAATACCAAGCTACAGAAGCTGAAAAAGTACAGGCTAAAGTAGCAAAATCTGAAAAAGACTATTTTAATGAAAAGTACAGCCCTTTATTAAGAGAAATGCGCGACATTTCTTTAAAAGAGAATTATGGAGATTATGTAGCATCAATAGCTAATGCAGATGTAGCACAAACTTTAGATAAGCCCTCGCTTGCTGCTGTTAAATCGGTTGATTCTTCTGCCGATAGATTATCTGCTTCTATAGAGATGCAACAAAAAGCGCAAGCGCAAGCTTTGTCAGGTCAACGCCAAAGACAAATAGGTGTTTTAGCTACTGCGCGTGGGCAACAGGCAGACGCAACAACAGGGCTAGCGGGGGCTGCACGTATATCTGCTTCTAATAGTTTACAATCCGCGCAAAGAAAACAAACAATAAGAGATGCAAACATGAAAGTCGGGTTAAAAGCGGGTGGGGTTATGTTGGCGCAAGGTTTTGAAAACATGGGAAGCGGCGACGGGTTCTTTGATCCTGGTAAGTCTAGAACAGAGGGTGCAGTCGGGCGTTTTGGAGAAGGTTTAAAAACATTTGGATGATAGTATGGCAATAGCAAATATGGCAAGAGAAACAATAGACAACTTAGCAGACATAAAAAATGTGCAGGATACTTATGCTGGGATGGCTAGAGATGATTACGACAATTATATTTCAGACTTTAGGGGCTTCGAGGAACAGTTATTAAAAGCGCGTAATGATACATCTTTAATAGATAAAGCTAGAGAAGATTCTGTAACCCAAGCAAGGATTGCAAAACAGACACAAGCTAGAAACTTAGAAAGGTACGGAGGGGCTGGACTTTCCAATGCTCAAAGACAAGAACAACAGCGAACAGTTCAAAGATCTACTAGTCTGGCGAGTGTGGGTGGTATAAATAATGCTAGATTAGCCCAAAGGGAAGTAAACCAAGCTACTCTTTCTGATCTTATAAATATAGGACAAGGCGTAAATAGGAACGCATTGGGACAATTAAATGAAGCAGCCCAAATGGAAAGTAATAGATACAACGCTTACAAAAATGCTAAAACGCAGCATAGTGCACAAATGATAGGGGTAGGGGGCCAAATAGGATCTGCATTACTAGCAGCATTCTTAATTTAATATGAGTCAAGATTATGCAAACGCTTTGGGTACTGGCCTTGCGGGCCCAAGCCAAATACAAGCAAACCTAACTAAGTCAGCTATTTCTAAGGCTACTAGAGAAGCATTAGATACACAAAAGAAAAAAGCTAAATACGATTCAAATTTAGAAGTTTTGACAGGCGCAGGACTATTTACTGAAGAAACTAATGGGACTATTGTTTTAGCTCCAGATGCAATGGATAAACTAGAGAAACTTAGCGACGGAAACCGAACACAAGTATCCAATTCGTTATTGATGAACGAGATGATGGGAACATATCATGCTGAAACCCCAGACGGGCAACTTGAGAAAAAAAGAAATCAGCAAGTTTTTGCTCCTGTTCTAGCAAAAGAAAGAGCAGTTCCTTTCTCTATTGAGCAAGCTGCGGCCGCAGGTGATGCCAATGCCATTACGTTAAAAAAACAATACGAAAACGGCGAGCTACGTGGTTACGTTACTCCTGCTATAAACCAAGAAGGTTTATTTTCTTTGCTAAATGTATTTGGTTCAGATAAAAAAGATGACAAACCACAGGTTGCTACTAAAGAAGAAATACTAACAGGTTTACAAGCCAGAGCAGATAAGATGAATATAGATGGCGACATTTTAGACCCTAACAGAAGCAGGGATATAAGAAACCAGGAAAAACAAAACA